CCTTATTAGTCTTTCTTCCTTTATTAGTCTTTCTTCCTTTATTAGTCTTTCTTCCTTTATTAGTCTTTCTTCCTTTATTACTCTTTCTTCCTCTTCTTCCACCAATCTTCAAAGTTTCAAATATAGGTTTATACGAATCTTGATTAATAAACTTATTAATTTCAGTCAAATTCGCTTCAGGTTTTTTATTTAGAAGAAAGGTTCTAAAAGCATTTTTTCTATCTTCTACACTGCTATTTGCCAATTCACTTGTTTCATCTTCATTATGTACTGTTTCATACCATTCTTTAAATATTTCTTCATAATCTACATATTCTTCACGATGGAAGCAAGATAATAATTCCTTATAAATAGGATTACAAGTACTACTTGCAGAAGTTGTTGGTTCATCACTACATAATATAAAGAGTATTGTTTTATTAGTTAAAAAAATGCGCTCAAAAACACCTTTACAACAACTTAAGGGGTTTTTTCCAGAATCATATGCATAAATAGAAGTGACAGCAAATTGACGTATATATGCATCCTTATATTCTTTTGGTTGAGACATAACAAATTGAATCATTTGTAATACACTTTCTTTATATTCAGGATGTTCTCTTATGTAACCATTTAGACTATATTTAAGATTACCACTTAAATCATTAAGTATTGTTGCACTAGGACTATCGGTATTAAATTCTTTTGTTTTTTCTTCTATACCTATACCAGTTTCACTCTGTGACTCAATATATTCTACTAATGGATTAAGAGGGCTAACTTCATTTATAAAATTTCTTTTACCATTGTTTTCTTGTGTAATAATTCCCATAAATTTTTAAAAATTAAATTCATCAAAAGCATTATGGATTTCAAATGCTGGGGCTTCAATTGGTTGAACTGGAACATTGCCTAATGGTGTATTCAAAAACATATCAACAATTGTGGTAGCAGGACTAATATGCCAATTTGGATTTATATTTAAATTAATACACCCTCGAAACAAGCCTGTCATATCTGTTACTCCTGTTATATTCCAAGGATGTAGATTTTGATTAAATCTTCGACAATCTCTAAACATATAAAACATTGTTTTAACTTTTGATACATCCCAATGACTGATATCTTGATTGAAATTAATACATCCTCTAAACATATTATTCATATTAGTAACTTCTGATACATTCCAATTACTTATATCTTGATTAAAATTATTACAACCATCAAACATTCCACTCATATTAGTAACTTCTGATACATTCCAATTACTTATATCTTGATTAAAATTATTACAACCATCAAACATTCCACTCATATTCAAAACATTTGTAGTATCCCACTTAAAAAGAGGTTCGTCGAATGTTTCATAACCACTAAATAAACTTCTCATATTTGTTACTTCTGTTACATTCCAGTCTCCAATTGCTTTATTACGCATATCTTCTGGTAATAGGTTTTTAGATGTTATGTAATTCCTAACATAACCTGCAATATTTCTATCATTAATTACTGTGGCCATTATATAAATATATAGAGAGAAAATATTTTATATCATTGAAGCACGAATTGTAGAAATATTTGCTGCGGTTGGTATTTGGTCTCTCCATGGTAAAGGGCTTACTGGAGCAGCATATCCACTTAATGTATTATACGCACTTCCTACTCCAAACTGAAATTGTCTACCTAAATTGATTAAATCTTGACCTAAAAAATTAGATAATGCGCCACCTTTTTGTCCGCGTTTTCTGGTTTTTCCTCCAACAGAAAATGGTCTATTAGCTCCTGTTGCTATCATTGCGGTTTGTGGGTCAACTTTGAACTGATTCAAAGCTAAGTAATTACTATCACCTTGAACGCCATTTACGCCAGGTAAACTATTAGTAGAAGGATTCCATGCTGTACCTACGAGTCCATCAGGATAAGGAATACCTGGGTTACCTCCTTTCATCATCTTCTTTTTACACGAGCTACATTTACAATTAGAACGATGTTTTTTACCACCCACCATAAATCCTGGGGCACATGAGGCGCAATTTCCGCCGTGCTGAGAACCTTGAGGATTTAAAAAATTGAAACCGTTAAATAAAGGTCCTGTATTAGGTATCGTTTTATCCGCAGCATTTGTGTTAGTTAGCATGCCACCTTTACCAGTATAGGCTAAAAAAGGATTACTTTGAGTGGGTACATTTGAACTTGGATAAGCCAAATTAACATCTGCTGAACCTCCTAAATGTTTTTTGTAAGTTTTAGAACAACCTTTCATTTTATAAAGTTTTTGATGTTTTTTAGTAGTCTTCCTCATTTATAATATATAATAAGAAATTAATCGCAAATTATTCAATATCGACATGTGTTAAGAAATGTCTACGGCAGCACATTTTATTCATATTTAATTCATCTAATACTTCACCTTCGGGTGTTTTTTCAACAAACTCTTTTGTTAAATATAAAACCTTATCAATATCGATAGGTTCACCATTTAATTTTTTAGCCAATTTTTTCTTACGCACTTGTTCAACGTAATATCTGTACTTATCGGCTATCACCATACCACAAGTAAAACATTTAATTGGAATAATCATTTCTTATATATAATCTTAGTATAATATTCTTTATATTTATTTAATTGCATTCAATTTTTTATTTTAATATTATTTAATTTTCGTGTATATATAACCATCCTGTTATAATATATTTATTGCTTGATTTTGGAATCATACCTCTATGAGGCCATAGCCAAGAGGCTGGAAATAAAAGAAGCTTACCTGCTTCAGGTTTTATTTTAAATTCATTCCAAAATTCAGTTTCACCACCTTCTTCAACATTATTTAAATAAAAAATGTATGTAATTAATCTGTATTTTTTATTTGTCCAATCAATTCGTGAATCGTTATGATAAATATATCTTCCTTTATCTTTTATATATCGCTGAATCATAAATTCGGTTGTGCTAACATTATCTGATGGTGCTAATTTAAATTTGCTATCTGAATTTTCTTCTTTTATATTAATTTTATTTTGTAAATTTATAATATATTCTTTTACATTTCTATTTAATTCATCTTCTAAAAAAGCATTAATTTTTAACCATTTTTGAACATCTTTATTATTTGTTCTTGGTATAATATAATCAGTGGTATCCTTAATATTTTTATTTAATCCTGTGGCTGTTACTCCTTCATATTTATTATCAACTTGTTCTTCAAACATTTGAATAATATCATTACATAAATATTTAGAAATCGCATTTTTATTAATATAAATACATTCATTAAAAAAAGACATTTTTTAATTTAGTTTAATAATTATTTTATATTTAAATATTAATTTTATATAAGAATAATATAATGTCAAATTATTTTTATAAAGGAGTAAATGTAAATAATCTATATGTAAATGATGGAACAACTAATACATCAGCTAATTCTAATTTTATTGGATTGCCAATTGGAAAAGGTTCATATAATACTTATTCAGGTATGAATCCAAATCCAATTGGTTTTCAAATTAGCGGAAACGATTTAGCAAATTCATTAACAGCCAAATATTCATTAATAACAACTTCAACAGATGTAAATGTACCATCTGGTTCAAAATCTGTTCGTGTCATATCTGTAGGTGGAGCTGGTGGTGGTGGAGGACACGGCGGTAAAGCCAGCGCAACTAGTTATAATGGATATAACTCAACAAACTATGGTGGTGATGGTGGTATAGGAGGACATGGTGCTTATATTTATTCTACATATCCAGTAGGCAGCAGCAATTCTGTTACTATTTCAATTGGAACAGGAGGAAATGGTGGGGCGTCTGGTAAGGATGATAGTGATAAATCATCATATAATGCTGGAAATGCTAATTATTCTAATGTTAAAGCTAATGGAACTGATGCAGATCCAGGAAATCATGGCAATGCTACATATGTTACGATTGGTAACAATCAAATAACAGCGTTAGGAGGCAATGGTGGGGGTGGAGGAAATGGAGCTTGGGCAAATGCAACTGAAAGCGGCCATAATGGTGGTGATGGAAGTTCGGGAGCACAAGGTAACGCAACAGGCATACAATCAAATAATCCAGCATTTCCACCATTAAGTAATTACGGATTGCCTTCAAATGTAATAGCAACAGATGGGGGTGGACAGGCAACAGGAGGAAATGGAACAGGAGGTGCCGTTCAAATAATTTGGTTATACGATTAAACTTCTATTTCTAAATTTAAATCAATAAATCCAACTAATAAATATCGCACACCTTTTGTTATTGGCAATCCAGAATGTTTTATACGACTGCTATGAATAATTAAATCACCTTGCTCAGGATTTAAAGTTAATCCATCATCAAAATATGTTCCACCACCTTCAAATGAAGAAGTATTGCTTAATAGTATTTGAAATGACAAAAATGAACCATCACAATGTAAATCTAAATAGTTTTGTTCATCAAATTTATATTTAACTACAAATATGTCTTTAAAATTTAATTGTAATTTAGAGTTGTCTAAACAATAACTTTTAATTATTTTATCATTAATAGTTTTAAAAGATTCAGTTATAAAATTAAATATTGGTTTAACTAAATCAATAGGCAAATCAGTTGTAGGATAGCTACCATGTCTTTTTTTAGTCCATCCTTCATTATTTGCGGCATATAACTCACATTCATTTATAATCCATCTACATATATCTGGACTATAAATTTTATTATAATTAAATCTTTGTAAAAATCTATTATATTTAATAAGTTCTTTATTATTCATTATTTCATTAATATCATCCATAATATTTCCATATTTAGTTTTTAAACTATTTTCCATTTTTTCTTTATCAGACTTTTCATCAACAATAAATTTATATAAATGTTTATTAGTATTTATCAATTTACCAAAATCTAAAAATAAATTTTTATGTTTTTTGTATAACAAACTTTCAAATAAATTAAAGTTTATTAAGTCTTTACTAGTTTTAACAGTTTCTATTATAGCATTATCAAGAGCATTACTAATACTAATATTTACATCATTATTATCATAATTTGTTGTTGAAAAATATTCAATATTTACTGGTTTTTTATCCCACAAATTGATGGCTAACATATACCTTGGCTTATTTGATTCATCATTTTCAAATACATTTGAAATACCATGAAATAATTTACTATCAAATGTTATATGTTTCCATTCTCTTGGAAAAGATAAATAAATACAATTATGGTTTTTAAAATTTTTATATTTATAATCTTCAAAATTTACATTTGTTATAACTGTTGGACAGGCATTGTCATTTAAATAAGTTACACAAGATAATAAAGGACTAACATATTCTCCTGTTACATTTTTTATATATTCATCGCAATCTAAATGAAAATTATCTGTATCCGCTTCTAATTTCCACCAAAATTCTACATAAATATTATTATTAATATGTATATCTAACCTATTTAAATGAAACAAAGCAATATTATTTACAAATTTTTCAATTAGAGAAAATTCACAAACATTTTTTGAAAAGTCTAGTAAATATGTATTATTTTTTTTATTCTCAATTATAAATTTTATAAATTCTTCTGATTTTACAGAAGAATGAATATTCCATGTATCAAATACATTCATGTTTATAATTTATAATAAAATATATTTAAATATATATTTTATATAATTACAATTACAATATGTTCTCTCAAATATGTAAAATAACAAATGAAAATCAAAGTCGTCTTGATTGGGATGAATATTTTATGTCTATCGCTCTTTTAGCGTCACAACGCAGTCCGTGTAAAAGGTTGAACGTCGGTTCCGTTATTGTAAAAAATAACCGTCTAATATCTATGGGATATAATGGCTTTATTGCCG